TTGCCATCACCGCCCGCTGACGTACGCGGAGGCGGTTGAGATCGGGTATGACGTTGCCACCGAGTTGTGGAGGACGACGGTTCCGATCGGCGAGTACAGCGCCCAGTTGCGCGAGGCGATCGTAGCTTTGCAGCCCGATGATGCGATTCGCGTTGACGGCAAACAGTATTTCATCGTTGGTGGCGTTCAGCCGTTTAAGGACTTCACCGGCTGGTTCAAAGCTACGATCGTTTCCAAGAAGCAGATCTGATGGGAGCGGGCATGGGTAAGTACAAAGTGGTGCTGGCGTGCTACGTCCCGGTTGGCACAGGGCTTCGATACAAACACCCAGGCCAGGTAGTCATGCTCAGCGAGGATGAAGCCGCTGTTTTGACCGACTATCTCGAGCCAGCGGATCAAGAGGCGGAAGGTCAGGGTGTTGCAGAACGCAACACCGAAGAAGTCGCCGAGTCGGCTGAGCCGGTGGAGCAGGAGCCGGAAGATCAAGGTGTTGCGAAACGCAACACTCGCCGACACGGCGCCAACAACGAAGAGGCCGCGCAGGAAGAGGCTGCAGAGGGGGTGACTTATGTCGGTGACTCGGAATCAGGTCATGAATGAGTTAGCGATGGAGTTAGACAGGACACGACTGGACCGCACTGAAGATAACTTCGCAGACATGTGCGACGAAGTGGTCTTTCACTGGAAGTCGGTTGCTCAGGACAATCTGGACCGCGGTTATTCCACAGGCGAGTACCGCAATTCAATTCATAGGGAGTCCGTCAGAGCGACTCGCGCTGAAGGCGGCAACGCCGGTGGCTGGAAATCCCGTGCGGTGACCTATGACGAGATTGCGCATCTCCTTGAGTACGGCACCGGGCCAGACCAGGACGGCAAACAGGGGGTCTGGTTCAGCATCAAGGATGGACGTTGGCACAAAACTGCGAACACGCCCACGCCTGCGTTTGGCATTGCCGCGGAGGTTGAGATGGATATGAACAGCACATTCGCTAAGCAGGGCAAGAAGCGCCGCCGTCAGAGTAGCTACCCAGCCATCGACCGGGGTAATCGGCCAACCAATAACGAGTTGTACCAGGATTGGGTTGAAGAAAACCCAGATCTAAATGCGTCAAGAGAGGTCAAGAGGTTCCGGAGGCAAGGTTCGAAATGGCATGAACTGTGACCGCCGAGATTCTGGACGCCGCGCCAGCCGACATCGAAACCTTCGTGGTGGGGTGGCTGAAGTCGATGTATCGCACGTCCGTCTCTCGACGCGCCGGTGATCCTTACCCGTTTTTGCTCGTTCGGCAGGTTGTATCCAAAGAAAATATCGACGAATCGACCGCCGATCCCCTGGTTCAGGTGGACATCATGTGTGAACAAAGTCTTGGCGAAGATGCAGCGCGTGATGTCAAAGATAGAGTTCATGCACGGATGCTTCAACTAGGTCGATACCTAGAAGCAGACGGCACGATTGATTGGATGAAGGTGTTCGAATCGCCGCGCCGGATGCCACGCGAGAATGAGCAGATCATTCGGTATGTGGCGCGCTACCAATTCGGGCAGACTTACGACTAGATTCGCGGTCGATGGCATATCATCCAAGGTGAGGAAAGGGTTCTGACTATGGCGATTCCAGCAACGGGCACTTCGTGGCGGGCAGGCGGGTTCGGCGATGTCGACGCTCGCTTCAACACCAGAGGCGGTCTTGCGGCGATCCTGATTCGCGACAACCGTGGCGCTGCCACCAACATCAGCCCGTGGGCTTCCGGCAATCCGTCGACGCCTTACTGGTCTCCTTTCGCTCAGGACGGCACGCCGCGTGACGACCTGTTCGCGCACATCCTGGTCGACGGCGATTGGGTCACCAATCCCGAGCCGAATGAGGGATTCCACCTGATCGGCGCGCTCACCGAAGACGGTGGACCGGAGCGCGCCGCGGACATCTCCAACGACAATCAGATGATCTTGCAGTCGAACATGCCTTTCGACTCCGACCTGACCTCCGAAGGCCTGTCGATCAACTTCACCGGCGTCGAAACCGTGAAGCCGCTGATGAAGCGCCTGCGGATGAACCTGGCTCTCGGCGATTCCAACGGCAATTCGATCGTGGAAGATCCCGGCTCCGAAAACTTCAACATCGGCAAGCCGGTCGACAACGAAGGCCCCGAGTACCAGATCATTCTGATGTTCGCCCGCCGCAAGAGGGGCCAGTTCCTGTACACCGCGGAGGGCTACTCCCTGTGCAAGCTGAACGACATCGGCTCCTTCCGCCGGTCCAAGACCGACCCGGACGCCGGGACGCTGGGATACGTCGTTCTGCCCGATCCGTACTTCGTCGGCAAGGACCCCAACGACCCAACCTCCAACGAACTCATTCCGTTGTACTACGCGGAGTGGGTCAGCGGAGACGCCTGGACGGACATCAAGGGCAGCTCACAGCTCGCGAAGACTGTGGCGATCCTGGGCACCCCGACGGGCGGCACCTTCACGCTCACCTACCGATCGAAGACGACGGCCACCATCGCGTACAACGCGACAGCGGCTGCCGTGCTGTCGGCGTTGGTGGCGCTGGACGACGGCTATGTGGCCGCGGACTTCACCGTCACCGGCAACGCCGGCGGTCCGTACACGGTGACCCTCAAGAAGGGCGGCACGCTCACCGCCACCGGGACGTTCACCGGCGGCACCAGCCCGTCGGTGTTGGTCTCCTAAGACCGCACGGCTCCGATCTTTTCTTCAACAGCGTCGCGCTCCCACAGTGGGAGCGCGACGTTGAAGAATGCGAGCACCGATCCCGTCAGCGGGTAGGAGCCGTTCAGCCACGACCAGATTCGTTGAGCCTGTGCTTTCTCCGTGCCGGTGAGTTGGACGATTGCCTCAGGGTCTTCGGCTTCCGGCATGAGCAGCGCGGCTGGGCAGACGCCGAACGCGGCAGCCAGCGCGGTGAGTTCGTCGACGTCAACTCTTCGTTCACCGGATTCGATGCGCCCAAGCCCCAGCGGTGGGATGTCGCGGCCGGCTCTGACCAACTCGCGTGACAGCTGCGCGAAGCCAAGGCCCATCCGTTCGCGGTGTCGGCGGACGTTGGACGCCACTACTAGCGCCGTGAGGCCTAATTCTGATTTCACTCCAGCCATGTTTTAGATGATAGGACATCATTGTTGGACATGGGTAACCTATGTTTGGACGTTTAATGGTTGATCTGGTAAACCAGTGCGTATGCCCGAGAAAATTCGAAACCTTCCTCACACCGCTTCCAGCGCAGGCCAGCAAGCGCGGGAGCAGGCTGATGCCTACGACTCGCTGTTCGCCGACATCGAGATGGAACTGAGCGACGGAACCTTCCTGTCCGTCCCCCCGCATCCTGACCTGGGGATGCTGGACGACGAGGCGATGGAGCAGTACGAAGAGCTTCAGTTCGAGATGGAGTCCTACGACCGCGACGAGGACATTCACATCCCCGAGCAGCGGCTCAAGGATTCCGACGGCAATGAGAACGGTGTGGTGCTGCCTGCCACCACGTCGCTCGGTGCGCTGAAGCGCCCGTATCGCAAGGACGGCGAACTCATCAAGCCGCCGCATTCGGTGCGGGTGGCGCGGATCGCCCTCGGTGAGCAGGGTTATCAGCGTCTTGTGGCTGGGGGGAAGTCGGCCGGCGATGTGTGGCGTGCCTGGGCGAAGCAGGCAGCCGAATTGAGGGACCGCGAGGCCGCCGATTCGAAAAGTGAGGGAAGCTTTGTGGATTTGGAGGCAGTACCCTCGACAAATCGCAAGTGACCTGTCGCAGTACCATCATCGTCGGATAAAAGAATGGCACGATGGTTCCATGTCCTCCTACGAGTTGCTGGAACTCTTGGAGTTCATGCCTGAACGGGGCGCGTTCAAGACCGCCGCCCGCGGCAGCGAGTATTCCAGCGAGGAAAAGGTGTGGGTCCAGATCGCCAATGAGATCGCTATCCTTCGTGCGTCCTTCTTGCCGAAGGTCAACGGGGAGGAATACGGATCTCAGCTTCACCTTTCGCCGCTGAAGTTGCAGGAGATGGCTGATAAGGCCGACGCCCAGACTGAAGTGCGGGAAAGTTTCTACGCCTTCGCTGCGAAGCCGGGTGTTGCAGAACGCAACACCCCCGAAGTCGGGGATGATGACTGGTGACCGCGGAAACCTGCACTTGTAGCGACGGGAGGTAGTCACAGTTGGCTATCTACATCGACATCATCGCCCGTCTTAATCAGCGCCAACTGATCAAGCAGGGCGATGATCTTCGCAAGTACATCAACGGCCTTGAAAACGAAATCAGAGATCGTGGCGTAAGGGGCGCACAGGGGGCGACGAAGAAGCTCATCAAGCTTGACGATGATCTCATCTCGTCTCGGGATCAGCTGATCAACAAGTCCGACGAGCTGACCAGGGCTACGCGGCGCTTGGAGGCGGCGGAGGCGAGAGTCTTGGAGACTCGTAGCCGCATAGCGGTAGGCGAAAAAGCAGAGAAGCAGCTAGAGCAGGACCGTATTGACGCGGCCCAAGAGCGCGCTGACGCCGAGCAGAATCTTGTCTACAAGTTGCAGGCTGCGGGCAAAGCGCTTCGCGACAAAACTCGGTCCGAGAAAGACCTAAACGAAGAAACAAAGGCTCACGCGAAGAACCTCCGTGACGTCGCGAAAATCACCGACAAGAACCGTGGAAAGTTCATTCGGCTTTCCATGGTCACGAACAGGCTGCGACGCGATACGGAAAACCTGCACGCCGCCAACGTCACCATCCTTCAGGACAACACCAAGGTCTCCAAGTCAATGGAAGGCTTGGCCGACGCCACCAAAAAGACCGCCAGGGAGCGAGAGAAGTACAACGAAGTCGTTCTGACGAAAAACCCGGCACGGATTAAGGCGCAGGGCCTTGTCGTACAGAACGCTCTGGAGGCCGAAGCGCGCAAGGCGCGGGACGTGGGCGCGGCAATGGTCGAGGTGATCGAACGGCGGCGCGAGCATGACGTCGTGGTGACCCAGAACGAAAGGTCACTGCGCGGCCTCGCCAACCAAAGTCTCAAACTGGAACAGCAGTCGATGGACCTCCGGTCCGCTAATCGGGATGTGATCGAACAAAACATAACCCTGACCCGACAGTTCGATCGGGTTGGCGACTCGGTCAAAAAGGTTGCTCTCGAGTACCGCAGGTATCACGAGATGTCTCAGGACGGCTCGGTGAGTTCGGATGCCCTGGCAGTTCAGATCGAGAGAATCAACGACGCTTATGTGGCGCAGCAGAGGGTTGTCAGGGATTCCAGCGCCGCGCTCGATAACTATTACGAGAAGCAGGCCGAGGCCCAAGTAAGGGCGGAGCAAGCTGCACAAAGAGAAGAAGCGCGACTCAGGGCACAGGAGGCGAGAGACAGAGCCAAGCTGAAGCCGCAAAGCGCAGGCCAGTACATAGCGCGAAACCTCGGCGCGCTCACCCCGTTGGGCACCTTGTCGCCCACGGCGATTGTCCCTTTCGCCGCAGTGTTGGCTACCGTCGGCGAGGCCGTTGTCACCGCCAGCCAGTCCCTTGCGCTGCTGCCGGCTGCTGCCTATGCGGCGACGGCGGGGATCACCACTCTGATTGTCGGCTTCAAGGGTTTCGGTGATGCGCTCAGCAACATGGGCGATCCCGAGAAGTTCGCGGAGGCGTTGTACCAGCTTTCGCCGAACGCCCAGCAGGCCGCGCTTTCAATCAAGAACCTTGTCGACGGCCCTCTCGGTGAACTGAAGAGAGCCACCCAGGATGCGCTGTTCGTGAACGTGTCCCCGACTTTGCAGAAACTTGTTCAGACGTTCGGCCCGACGTTGCAAAGTTTGATGACATCTATCGCCACGTCGTTCAATCAGATGTTCACCGGGATCTCTTTTGAGTTCATGACCCCGGAAACGCAGCAGCGTGTCAGCACTATCGCCAACAATATCGCCTCCATGTTCGACCGTCTCACGCCTGGTGTTTTAGCGCTCGTCAGTGCGTTCACGAAAATTGCTGAGACGGGTTCCGGTTTCCTGCCGGGGCTTGCCGACGGGTTCACCGGTTTGATGGTGTCGTTCGACAACTTCATCACCAGGGCGCAAGAGGACGGGTCGTTGCAGAACTTCATGTCGAAAGGCATCGAAGCTGTTAAGGCGATCAGCAGGTTGCTTTTCAGTCTTGGTCAGGACATATACGACGTCTTCGGTAATAAGTCCCCAGAAGAGTTCATGGTCGCGCTGGACAAGATAAAAGGTCTGGTCGTAAACCTTTTCAAGGTGTTCGAAGGTATTGCCGACGCTTTGGCGGTGGCACTGCCGGTCCTTGACAGTCTCATCGGCGACACCATTGGCTGGAAAAACGCGGTGTTCCTTCTTGCTGGCGCCTGGGGCGCTGTCAAGTTATTTCAGATACTCAAGTGGATGCGGGACGTTAAAGCCATTTTGCCTGGCCTCACTGCTGGGTTCAAGACCGTCGGTGGGGCTGTTGGCCTGATGGGCGGCGCGTCTGCCGCAGTCGCTTCTAGCGGGGCTGCCATAACGTCGACAGCGAAGACGGTCGGAGCGAATACCGCTTCGACGTTCGCCGCCGCCGGTACGAAAGCAGGCAAGGGGTTCGGCTCCAATCTCATGGGCGCGCTCAAGGCGCTTCCCTGGGTGGGCCTCGGCGTGGGGATCGCCGCGGCCATTGAGCAGGGAGTTCGTTCGCTCAAAAGCCCAGAAAATTCCGATAGCACTAATAAGGCTATCGACGATCTGGCTGATGGGTTCGATCCGGGCAAGGCCTTAAATCCGAGTTATTGGATTGATAAGTTCTTTCCGAACCTCCGTAATCCCAACGTCCCTTCGGCATACGACGGATCGCTTGGCCCCGGAGCGACCCCTCCGTCCGTAAACAGCGAGGACTGGTTCGGCGGCGAGGGCGACTTCGCGGGCGGGTTATGGCGGCCTGATGTCTGGATGGATGGCGGTGGCGGCTACGATTTCCCGCTTCCGAACGTGCCTCTGGATGAAAACGGTAAAGCTCTGACGGACACCGAAATCCTGGACAAGATTCGGGGCGAGCTTCCGCGGGACTCGTATGCTGTCGATCCGTTCACCAATCCGATCACCGGCCAGAAGCTCACCCCGATGTTGCCGATGGGCGAGAACGGGATGCCCTCTTTCCCCACCGGGGGTACGCCGGGAACGCCCAGCATTCAGGGTCCGATCATGCCGCAGTACAACTCGTTCGGTCAGATGACCGGGTACGGCGCGAACATGGTCGACCCCCAGGAAGTGTTCGACGCGCAGCTGGCGGTGGTGGACAGGGCTGGCGATCTTGAGGAAGCCAACAAGGATCTGCTTGCTGCGAAAAAGGCAGGCATTCTTAGCGC